ACAGCATTATACACAGTGCTGGACGCAGACGAACTTAATGCGAGATCTCCGTTAACCGTTAGATCATCAAAAGTTACTGTTGTTCCGCTGGCCATTCCGTATGACGAGTTTGTTAAAATGTTATAGAACCATGAGCTTCCAAGAACTCCTTCCCCAATATCGAACCGATTCGTATCGCCCCAGTCTGCCCATCTATGAATAAAATTAACCGTCCCAGTGGCTGTACCCCATCCGCTAAACATTGCATAATCTTCACATACCAGAGACCCGCCCTGAAATCCGACGATGATATTTGTTGTAACGGCCATGCTGGAGTTCTCCGTAACCATTACCGTGATGTTGCTTGGGAACAAAACATTGTTTGTTATAGACCATGCCCCACCGTCAAGTATGACTCGCGCCTGATGGTTACTTATGCCAGCAATGACAGTATTAAGTGTTGCGCTTGTCTTATCGCCATAGTCCTTTGCGAAGTACCAGTTAGAAGGAACATCGGTACGACCGGCATAAATAACAATAGGTAACAGGACGGAAAGAATAAACGGGATGAATTTTTTCATAATAAGACTCCTTAAACGCCGACAGTTACACCATCGGTTTCAATGTTAGCTCTCTGCAATATCAACCAAGGATACCACGTCCGTGATGCACCACTGTGAGAGAACGAAATAGTCGCGACTCCACTAGAGTTCGTTGCACCATTCCAACGAGTCTGGTCGGAGCCGCTAGGTTTATGGAGTGTTTCAGTAGGGTCGGTAGCGGAGTCGGAAAGCCAAAGCTCGTACATGAAAGTATTGCCACCAGGAACAGTGATAACCATTGTATTGGTTAATCCAACAACCGTACAGACCAAAGTTCCGTTGATGTCAGACAGGTTGAGAAACATTGCCCCTATTCCCATTGATACGCTATTACATCGTGCTCCCATGGCTATTCTCCTTTATGCAACGGCAGGGAATTCTTCACGAACCCGTACCGGAAATATGTCAATTACAGTTTGTGTCGATCCGTTAAAATCAACAGTTATCTCAATCTGGTACCGGCCAGCATCTATATCAAGAGAAGCTGCTGGAAACGTGAGCTTGATTATGCCCAATGAAGCGACGTGTTTGGTTACGGTAAACTCGAATAGGCTCTCGTCGGTATCGTTTATGGCGCGGAATAAAGCCGTCACATCTGTGGTTGAGTCTGAAATATCAAGCTGGATATCTGTATTCCGATTGTAAAGCTGGAAGTACAGATCAGGCTTCAGGTCGTTTACTGTGACTTCTATTGTCGCTGGTTTACTCATAATATCTCCTATGCGCTGAATGAAATATCGCCCGACTTGTTCAGTTTCTCTTTTTCCGAGACCGCCCGCTGGTAATACTTGTCATACTTGTTCTGCCACATTTGTGCTCGGACAGGATTATACCACTTGGTTCCGGGTATTGACAGAAGATATTGTATCGCGTGCGAGTAAAGTGCCTCCGCCCACCTGTTCAGAAACCATTCCGGAAGCTCACAGGTCTGCAGCGTCGGCACGTAAATCACATCCGCCTCTAGTCCATTGACTACAGACGTGCTTGGCGGGACGATAAAGCTCAATGTATCAGGCAGGTCGAATGCGTAATTGTCCAGACTTTGCACGGCGCCTTTATTCCCTGCCGTAACGCCGGCATCGGTATTCCACCGAACCTCGTATATCCTTTGAACACGAGCGCACCAGTCCCACTCCAGCGTGTAAGCTTTCTGATCGGCAACCAGATTGTGCGGATCCAGAGTTTCTTTCCACGCCTCAGTATCATCGCAGAATTCACGGGACGCCTGGCGGAGCGCGTGGAGCATCTGTCCTTCCAGGCAGGCGCCCTTGGTCTCCTGAATGACATAATCGTACAGATCTGATAAATGTGCTCTATCGGCCATTATGACTCCAATCCTGATTGAGTGTAATGCATTACTGCCAGCGCCTGATTATTCGCATCCTGTGAGTCCTCAGCTATGCACCGACCAATTACGTAATGCATGACATTGGAAGCATATCTATCCGAAAAAGGTAGATCATTCCCTAGAGTTGCTTCTGTAACATCATCAGGGAAATCGATTATTACCTCGTCGGAAAAGAACGCCTCCATATACTTTTCCCACAATGCCATGGTTGCGTCATGCAGATAGAGAAGCTTAATGGCTGTTGGCCACCGCTTCTCGATATCTGTATTCGGTTGCGTATCAGACAGTTGCCTGTCTATTCTGCTGAATAACTCATTACCAGTCATAATAATTCCTTAACCAGCAGTGAAGATTACATCATGCATTTTTCAACGCGGCCATCTCTGCATCGCCGACAGCCTTCATTGCCTGATACTCTTCCTTGCTGGACTCACCAAGAATTCTAAACGGAAACGTCCTGACCTTACCGCCAACCTTGCGCTCTTGGCCCGGCAGTTGCTTGAACGTCTGCCTTACAGCATGCTCTGCACACTCAACAAACCGTGCAGGCAGTATAACCTCAACCTCTCTTGATATCGAAAGCAGATCCCCATTAACGCCCAGTGTCACCTTCTCTGGATCGTTAGGGCTTGATTTCGGGTCAAACCTTACTCTAAAATATTTCTCCGGCTCTCCAACCGTTCCTGTCACAGTCTTTGGGTCAATATGTTTCTTCGACTCCACCGGTACTTCCCGTATCTGTGAAGGGTCTCTTTTGGCTATCGCAAAGCCATCTTCGTATGGAACGATCTCGTACTCGTTGAAATCCATGTCTCGCTGTGCCATGGAAAGCTTAGCGCTTTTCGGCGTAGGAAACGGATCTCCTTTTGGCCCCACTATAACGTTGCTCTTATGCTCTGTACCTTGTTTTGTAGGTATGTCGCTCATTTGAGTCTCCTCACGAACTATTGAAAAAATCCCTACCGTGGAGTTCGTAGCCACGGCAGGGATTATAGATTCCTACTTATTCTCAGTGATCGTTGTCGTACTGACCGGCTTCAAAATGGCAGAGTTCGCCACTTGAATTAAGCTTGCCAGTCTCATTGATTACGAAACCTGCTGGCATCGGAGTGTTCGCTCCAATACCCAGATAGTCGTACATTCCACTAAGGAACTCGATACGGCCAGCCGAGATAGCCTCACTCAATGTAACTTCGTTTGCCTGATCGCCGTTGCTGGTCATTGCAACAACTGTCGCCCACTTGATCTGATCATCAACAGACTGACGAATAGCGATGCGTGAGCCTTCGCCGACGTAAGTTGTTGAGCATTCGGCATTCCAGTTACCGGTCTTGTTGGCTGCGCTTCCAAGCGTCCAAGTTGTGATCCTGCTGGCTGTTGGGACATTTGCGCCCTGTTTGTTCGGGCTTGTGTCGCGAACGATGTATGCTGTCTGTGCAGCGCTGAAACCGTCAGGTGTTCCACGATAAATGGCTATACCGGCGCCAGCGACAAGCTCTGTGAAGTATGCGTCAGAACTCGACAAGACACCCTCTTGCTGATCTGCTGTACGCATGTTCTTTGACCATACCGCAGCTACTGCCAAACCACCAGCATCCTCATCATTCCAAACTCTCACAAAGTCAGGTATAAATCCAATACCTACCTGAAGAGCAGCGCCTGTCCCGTTAAATGTTCCTGATATCAATCTCATCTGTACTACCTCCTTGATTATTAATTTACATTATACAGGCACGGAGCCATCCGGCTCCGCACCTATGTTTTCAAACACTTACGCTGGATTTGCAGTAGCCGCAACTTCCAATCTTCCGATCCACGTTTCATTAAGAATCGCAGCCGCTTGATACGTCTTCCAAGACACGATACCCTTCTGTGCCAGAGGATCTGCTACGCTTACTGTCGGGTTAGCAACAGCAGGAACGATAGCGTTTGCGCCCTGCAGAGGTACGATACCATAGGCATCGCGAGCAATGCAAAGGATCGGATACACGTCACAAGCAGTAGAAGCAGAAACAGTCGCACCGCTTGACAGGAAATCCGTTCCAGCTACGCCAGCTGCCGCCCAAGAATCAAACAATGCTGTCAGTACGAAGCGGAAGTTCTCTACTTTTCCTATTTCACCAGGAAGAGCGTTCATAGAGTTAGAGTACTGCTCAACAGGTACAAATCCTGTGAGGTTTCTGATATCAGCGTCCAGATCCGTGTGACCGAGAGAGAAGAATGCCATACCGACAGGCTCAGTTGATATCATGGCCGAAGCCTTGATGATCTGAGTTATTTCGCGAGCCTTGTTACGTTTGAACGATCTGTAAATGCGCTTGAGATCGCCGTTCGTGACTGCACTGTTAACCAGTGTGCGAGATGCTACGCCAGCCGCGTAGAATACGTTCGAGCCACCCTTGATGGAATTAAAACGCACAACTTCGACAGTCTCCGCTGCCTGTTCGCCCATGATCTCTGTAGCTGCTGAAAGCACAGGATCTTCGTGTGTATCAATAATCTTGTCGGTGATCTCAACAACATCGCCATACTGTTCCAACGTGGCCTGCACGTCAGTGTATGTCAGGCGTTTGCCTGTAGGTGCAACACCCTCTGCCAAAGGCGCTGTAGCGCGGGCAAGGGATTCATAACGACGCCATTTGACAGAATCAGTCTTGTTCTTGCCAAGTGGGTCAGTCTGACCAAAACGTTCCAGCACCATAAGATGCTGACCTCTGTTCAGAAGTTTCTTTGCTGCTTTTGCAGCGGTTCTCGTTGATATATCGCCATATGTATTTGTAGACATTTGTGAGCCTCCTTAACTAACTAACCAACAGTTGTTCCGCTGTCTTAGTTTGCTTGTAGGCTCACGGGCCTTGTGGCAATGTCTCGCAACGTATTTATCAGATTACTTCAACTCTGAAGATCTGCTTGCACCTTGTGCATTTACATTCAATCTTTGTCCCCTTGCCTTCGACACCTTTGAAAATTGTCATTCCGCAATAAGGACATCGCCTCTTCTTACTCAAGTCAATCTCAATAATAGCACCATCTACTTTATCTGTAAAGTGCATTTTCGTTGTTGACTGAAATTTTTCTACGGACATTTTCAACCCTCCGCAGAATTAAATTCTTTCTCAAATTCACTTACATCGTCTTTATTCGACTCCGGCTCGCTAGTCTTCTTAACGGCAGCCTTGCCTGGAGCAGCGCTTGACTTCAGAAGATCATCAGTCTTTTTCTTCTCAATCTTCTTCTGTTCCTTGTGCTTGTCCTTAGTCTTGCCGGCCTGAGACTCTTTGAACGCCTTATAAACAAGTTCAGCATGATCCACTTCCCATGATGTGGCCAGAGCCTTCATGCCTTCCGACTGCTCTCCCCCCCATTTAACGCACGCTTCCGATCTTGCTATCTTCCTCGCATCCGTATGCCCTCTGTCTTGAAGCTCAGTGAATAGTGAGTTCAGCTTGACATCCCTATTCAGCTCTGCATTCTGCGCTTCGAGTCGTTCCGTTTGTTCTGATAGCTTCTTTATGATGTCGGAAACCTCGGAATTCTGAGTGCTCTTGCCCTTGTTAATAGCCATCATAGTCTTTACGGCCATCGGATAATCTTCAAAGAACTCCTTGCATTCATCCTTCTCTTTCCCGTCCGTCATATTGTCAAAGAACTCTGTAATCTCGTCGTCTGTAGGCACCGCCGTCTTGGACGATAACTCTTTCTTCTCTGGCGCCTTTACGGGAGGCGGATCATCTTCTTCTTGATCGTCCTTGTTCCCCGTAAGCGCATCCTTCAGCTTCTGCAGGAGGCTCTTGCCTTCTTTCTCGGCTTTAGCGACTATCGTATCTTCGGACTCGCCTTCATCCTTACCAGCCTTGTCGCCGTCCTTGTCTGCATCCTTGCCGTCTTTTGCATCGGCGTCAGACCCAGCTGAATCATCTGTGTCGTCGACGAGCTTATCTTCGCCTTCAGGATCCTTCTTATCGGCATCATCGGCATCATCGGCATCATCCTCCTTCGTGTCCGCCTTAGCTTTGTCAGAATCTTCCGAGCCTTCTTCTATACCGTCCTCTTCGTTAAATGCATCATCATATTCAGAAGCATCGTCTGTGCCTGTATCTAGTTCATCAGCCATTGTAACCTCCTTGGGTTTTATGCTTGGTTTTGTTTTGATCTAATCAGTTATTACTTTTTATCTGCTGGCTTGGCCTTTGCTACCGGCGTGGCTTTTGCTACCGGCGTGGCTTTCTTAACTTTCTTCTCTGCAATAACTTCAGCAATCACAGTTCTTACGATTGCTCTTACTGCTTTCAATATCTCATCTTTGAACTTCTGGTCTGCGCTTAATAGTGCCATGATCTTTTCTCCATAGTGGCCTGTTTATAAAGGCAAAGAGAGTAACCAAGTTCTGAGTACTCAGTTACTCTCTTCGTCAAAGTGACATCTCTTCCGGCCAGAGAAGAGATTGCCTATTCAAATATTAGTAATTCCCAGCATTTTCCCAGTTGACTGTAATGGTTCCCGTGAAATGATTTGTATTTGCACCGTTATCATTTGCCGCAGGAACAGCCCAATTTGCATACATACTGATGGCTGTTGTAGTGCCGTCCAAGTTCACAGGAGAAACAAGGAATCCTTCGACTGCATTGGTTCGGGTTTGCCCGCTACCAGTATCAACACTGATATTCGGAACCATATTAGCACCAGTAGCTGAGATCGTTCCGTCGCCATCATCATTGATAGCAGAACCAAGAGCGAAGTTGTATAGATCATTCGCAGTTGCATTGAAGTTTGTAGTATCCATTGTGGCCGTAATATCACAGGTCACAGATTTTATGTTTATGACTCCAGCTGGGAACGTGTAAAGCATTTGAGACGCTTCAAATCCACCATCAGCAATTGCTGTAGCTGTTCCTGTCAGAGTAATAACTGTTTGATGTGTGAGTCCATCACCATTCTCGACCACCGAAGTGACATTAGTCGTATTAAGAGCGCCCAGCCCGTATGATGTCGTAGGTGTTGCGGCTGACACTATTGCATCTGTAAGCGTAATTCCACCGTCCTTAATCACTACACTGTCAATAGTTACCCCATTGCCAGATCCATTAAACTCGCTGATGGTATCCGTTTCAATACCGTGCTGAATTCTGTGCTTGCCTGTATAATCAAGGTCACCGCGCTCGGTGCGTGCAAAGCAAACACCTGAAACCAACATAGCCACAGCCAATATCTCTACGAATGCATATTTTCTTTTCATTGTCATCTCCCTATTTGTTTTTTATTTGTTCAATCGCCTTTTTTGCCTCGTTAGGAAATTCAAGAACCCATTTGATTCCGGCTATTTCCCCAGCCAGATATCTGAAATCTTTCTTGTAATCACCTTCTACGATTATTCTGCTTCTATTCTCCAGTATATCACGGAGAATTTCAAGCCTTTTTTCACAAGCCTCCAATAATATTCTTGAAGCTCCTACATCGCGGGCATTTGCAACGACATCAATATCATACCCGTTCTTGACATATCCCTTCGCACTAAGCTCGGCGGCTTTGGTGTTCATTCTTAAACCTCAGTTACGCATTGGGCATTACTTGTCCAGGTGTTGTTGACGGTTGAGTTGGCGTCCGCATGAAGCTCATTCCAGCCTCTGCCATACCATCTATCTTCCGCGCCTGACTTTTCTGCCTGCTGTTTTGATCGATCTTTGAAATTGCTTCCGCCCTCTTGATCTTCGTGGATTCTTCGTTCTGGCCTGCATCGGAAAGCTTCTTCACCGCATCCGCCTTATTGCGCTCGGCTTCCGATTGAACTTTCTCTACCTGCGCCACAGCCATAGGATCCGGTTGCTGGTTCTCTGCTATCTGCTGAAGTTCAGTAATAGAAACGAGATAATCATCCGTGGAAAAGTCCAACGCCTTAACAATGTCTTCCCATATCCTTCTGATATTTGTTTGCTGTTCAAGCGTAGGGCTTTGTAAAGCCATCATTAGCAATTGGTTAAGAGAAGATAGTTTAAGAGATCGGTTTTGATATGACTGAAAGCCCTGCGCGTCTACAGAGAAACTTCCCTTGCCGATATCTATTTCGGGGTTCATCATGTTGTAATCATAGAACCGTGTTACTATCGGCTCAATAAGACCTTCGTCGAAATTCTTGATAGCCTGCCCTAGATACTTGCCTGCCTTGGATAATTGTTGAGCGATCTGAAATGCCGTCTGGCTTCCGGCCTCTTGAAAGCCCTGCTGGATCTTTGGGATCATCGAATCTTCATCACCAACCTGAAAGGCTATCTGCAGAAGATCGATCAAGGAGCTTCCTATATCTGGGATAAGTATTGGCTGAATTGCCATACGCACATCATCTACCTCGTCGGAGACTTCAATACGCTCGCCAGGCTTAAGGGACTTGGGCATATTCTCCAGAAGCCTAGACTTGATTGCGAGAATGACGTTCGCTGATAGTTTCTTATTGTCTTCGATAGCACGGAATGCCCCGTTAATAACCTTCTGCATATCCTCTACATTGTCTGCTACGCCCTGATTTTCAACCTCGTCTACGTTCTGATCCCATATAGCCATTTCAAATGGTCGTTGATCCTTGGTTGTCCTGACGTACCTGACGATGTATTGCTCGGCCATTGCCACCATGACCTCAACTTCGTCACCATTCTGCTCGACTGAGTTTCCCATTAACGCTGCAGGGACAACAAAAGGCTCACTATTCTTCTCTGAATCCCTCATAGCCGTGTAGTAGCTCTCTAGCCACGTCTCGAACTCTTCTGCCATAGCCCTTGGGATTCTGCCCCAATATTCAATGTATTCCAGAGTGTTATACCGGAATTGAATGTCTCTTAACACTGGAGGCAAGCTTGAAGCATCCGCAGAAATTGACGGACTACCACCCGTGCCGGACTGCGATTGATTAGCCGACTGTGTTATTGCTTCTTCAATACCAAGATCCAGCCAGTACGGTAAGCCCATCTGTTGCCGGAGCCAGTACGGAGATACCATTTCCCGATGTAATACGCCTTGGCATTCTCGAAGATCGTTTGTTTCCGTGTCTCTGAAGATGTTCCAATTGGCTACATACTTCCATGCGCGGGTAGTGTAAATCTCTTCAAACGGTTCCCAAGCGAATTGATCGGGTGCCATTTGGCTTGTATCGGAGACTCCTTCTATCGGCGCCTTGCGATATCCTTTACGGAGAACTTCTTCCACAGGCACCTTTGCGTATGTTTCTCCATACACGCAGGCGGACATTACGTTCTTGATCAATGATCTGTCGGCCTTTGTCTCGTATAACTGTTGATCTATCAGGTTCTTCTGATCATTCATCTGTTTGAGTGTGTATTCTCTCTCCACCTCTTCCATCTCCGAAAGAGTGAATTCATCCCACTTGGAAGGTGTTATATCAAACGGGATGCGCCCGTTCTGGAGCAGGAAATCTATCACCTGCGAGAAAGCAGCCATTACCTTTTGCTTGGTGTACCGGACGAAAGTATTTGAGCGCCAGTCCTTGCCTTCTCCTTCTTTCCATGCCTGACCAGAACTTACTATGCCGTGAAAGTTCTTCCGGTTACGCTCCCATTTTTTCTCAGTCTCTTTACGATTGGTGCGCCAGTTCTTAAACTGAACGTCGCGGATGAACACAGCGAGTCCATTTAGAGGGGTTTCTACCGGAAGTTTGGTTTCAGTAGTAGTGGCCATAATGTTTACTCTTCGTCAAATGATTCAGTGAACACATCTTTTTCATTGCCCTGAATGCTTATGTCGGTGATCTGGAATTCAATCGAACGATCACGCTTGTCGCCACCGGTCTGAGTCTGGACTTCATTGTTCGTGATTCGTGTGATATCAGCCTTCGCCATGATGTAGACTTCTTTGCCGGCATTCATCTTCATAACGTGCGGGAGTTTCTTGACCTGCTCTTCATCCAAAGACAGACGAAGATTCCACGGGTACTTATCATCGCCTACGCCTTCAGGCACATCACGTCTTGATTTCTTGCGAGGTTTGGGTTTCTCCATGCTGACGAGTTTCATCTTAGGCATCGTGTACCTCCAATAAAAAAAGGATAACGAGGTGTACTCAGTTACCCTTTAAAACAACTATCATCCTGCTGGCTGGGCTGGATGATTCTTTAATTATTCAAACGTTCTTACTTCATGATTACGGTATATTACAGTTATCAAATAAAAGTTACAAGCAAAAAGTTTAATCTTGTCTCGCTGGCTTATGCCACGGGTATCTATCGAATCCTACCATAGCACATCTCAACGCATTCCATTCGGGGCTTGCATGGTCTGGATCCACAATCAATTCGCTAACCGCAACGTCCAGAAGCGATCCCTTTTCCCATGCCAGCTTCTTTAATTGCGCTTTCTCAATAACACTCTGGTCAGCAATCTCGTCATTGTCCCACTGGCATTCAAGCAATAATGGCTTCGGTTCTACTGATTTGCTCCTGATAATCTCGAATAGATACTTCTTATGAGTCTCACCTGGTTGCCGGTAATAGAATCTTGTCCCAAAGTACGACTTCCAGCACGAGTTGAAGAATGCTCCCACTCCCTTATGTGTTATTATCCCGTATTCCCCGAGGCAGTGATCAACGGTTACGAATGGATATTGATCCAGAATGTAGTGCTTTCCTTCCTCAGCGTCGTAGCCGGCCAGAACCGCAAAGCCCTGCACCTTCCGGTTAGACGGCACCCCGACCACGATCGGCCAGCACACGCCTCCATAGACGTACATCTGGCGCAGTGTGTCCTTATCCCAGTAAAGGGTTGAGGTCTTGTCCTTGTTCAGGACAACGCTATGGGGCGGTGTGAAGATTGTTTCCATGTTAAATGTGATCGACCTTTCTAATGGAGCCACCCTTCGGAATCGAACCGAAAACCTGCTGATTACAAATCAGCTGCTCTGCCTATTGAGCTAGGGTGACTCTTTGGTTTCCCTCTATTCCCGTACACGATTAACTCCGCTAACGCCACTGAGACTTTAAGCATTATCAGCCCAGCAATCACTCCAATTAGCGGGCATAAATAGACAAGGCATATTAAGTTGAATATCTTAATCGTTATGAGGTTGTCCTTTCTATGTTAAATTAAATACTCCCTGCGACATTCTTTCAGCGGCGATTTCACAGTACTTCTCTTCAATTTCTATTCCGATCGCCTTACGACCTAAATCTTTTGCCGCCCTTAAAGTTGTGCCGCTTCCCATGGCAAAATCCAGAACTGTCTCGCCTTCGTTTGTGTATGTTTTGATAAGGTATTCAAAGAGGGCTACTGGCTTTTGGGTTGGATGTAATCCAATGTCATCTTTTTTAAATACATTTGTTATAC